GAAACCGGAACCGAAACCGGAACCGGAACCGAAACCGTCACCGAAACCGTCACCGAAACCGTCACCGAAACCGGAACCGAAACCAGAACCGTCACCGGAACCGGAACCGGAACTTATGCTTTCCATTCTTTTACGCCCTTAATTGATCCATATGCCTTTTGGGTTACTGGCAAAATCTCAATCCATTGCAAAATGACTGACTTTACTTCAGCAGGAAATTTACAGTTATGCGGTTTAGAGACACCATCTATCGATAATTGCGAAAGTGATGCAGCTCCATCCCAATACCATATCCGGCGAGCATTTGTGAGAGTTATTTCTATTCCCTCCTTTTTGTCTAAGAACCCAGCAAAAACTCCCGCGTCTCTAGTCCTAACAAGAACATAGTTATCCTTGTATTCATGTGTTGATCCAGCCTCCGAACCTTTTGGTACATATGTGATGCCCTTGATCACGATTTCGTCTATTTTAGTTTCCATTATCTTTATTTTCCTTTTTGTAAAATTTATTTCTATCTGCTTCCAGCTTTTCTTCCTTTTTTACAGAAGAGGCGAATTTCGCAATAAGGGCTCTAAGTTTCTTAATTTCCTCTTTTGTCAAAGGATGACCTAGATCTCTATATAAACGTTGGATATGCTTCGCCATTACTGATTTCTCCGTCTATAATGTGAATCCCGTCTAACATTACGATATTTCCGATACGCTTCCGGACCTCTGATCCAATTATTATTTTCACAGGCTTGCTTCCTGAAACCTTTTCATGTACTAGTATTGCTTTCCTGATATTGCTTAAATCTTTTTCGATTGCTTTCATACAAAAGATAATTCCTCCATGAATGGAAACGGAAGAGAGGGCGAATCATCTTGGTATTTTCTTTTCTTGGATGCTATATGAACAGTTTTGCGCCCAGGTTTGGATTGCTCTATGATTTCAGTCTTAGAATATTCGGATGACATATCGCTGGAATCTGAAGGTGGCTCATCCGAATCGTCAGAATGATCTAATTCTATTTTCTCAACGGATTCTCTAAAGGTAAATCCGCTCTTTTTTAATATATCTTGAATCGAATTATCAAAATTAATTTTTCTGTCGTAATTGTAGAGATCGGAAATCTTGTGAGATACGATATAGTTCAAGATAGGAACACATATTCCTAATACTACAGCGACTAAAATAAGATGCCAAAAATAAAGGGAGAATTCTCGCTGGTTTCTTATCTCTGAATTCCTAAGCATGATATTTTCATTTTCGATATCTATTCTCGCAGTCTCTTTTTTCATTAGAGTATCATAAGTTTCTTTCCCGGTCCATGCCTGACGCCTGTCCCATTTCGGATATTCCAATAATTTCTCTGCCTGGTTCTCAGAATCATGTTTCTTGAATTCGGACTGAAGTGGAGATATAAAACTAGCTAGTGAAAGGATAATACAAAGAAGTGTTGCCCACCGACTGGACCATCTATATCCATAAAACGCAAGATAGAATACGATCGAAACACAAAGAAAGGCGCTTGCCCATGCGGCCCATGAGTTTTTCGTAACGATAACATAAAAATCATGAAGTCGGAAAGATTCGGCGACCGAAAGAGTCAAAAGCACTATGATATGGAACGCATATTTCATTCCACAAAACTGCTCTAACTCATTAAGTTAGTCAAACATTATTTTAATATTTTATGCCCTCTATTATTGATAAGCCTTTATCAGTTAAACTATAGCCATTGCTCTTTTCATTAGGACCATTTAGAAGCCCGTATCGAACGCCAAAATCCAAAGCGTTTATTATCGCAGATTTCGAAACTTGACATAATATAAAAAGAGCCGCTCTTGTTGGATTACGGCTCGTATATTCGGATTGATTTTTAATTGTTTGGAAGACGATTATTCTTTGTGGTGTTAGATTCATAGAACGATTATTCCCCGAGCTATTTTTGGGATTCTTTTTATATAACCCTTTTTCTCTATTGCGATTATATGTTCTTGTGCGCCTTTTGGAGTGATATTGAAATTATTGGAGATCTCGCGAATCGACGGAGAGTATCCATTTTCCGAAATAAAACCCCTCACGAATTCTAAAATTTCAATCTGTCTATCTGTTAAAGTTCCTGGAATCATGGAAACACCCCTCGTTATCAGAGCTTATTGTCTCTATCTTACAGAATGTAGCAGTAGAAGGGCGCAGTCTGTTGTCGCTACGTTCCGCTATTTCCCAGATCCCCCAAGCAGCTAGAAGGAAGAAGATTATAGATAGTATTGTGTCGTTCATGTCATCGATTCCTTTAATAGTTTTATTTCTTCCTCCAAATCGCCTAAAGACTTTTCTCCATAAATATACGCTATCGTAGCTTCTAATTCATGCGCCGGAATTTTATGGAGAGCTGATATTGCACAAGCCGCAACCTGAATCAATTCAGCAACCCGAGAACTTCTACCCGGCAAAAGAACATTCTTACAATGTGCGTGAATTGCTTCGTCAAGTTCTAATTTAGTAACTAAAAGCCAATCGCCAATAGTTTTATCTATACGACCCCATTTTTCTTTCTGAAATTCGCGTTCTTTAGTTATACCTTCTAAAATTCGTTCGGATCTTTCTTTTTGGTATATTATCATTTCTCTCTCCTCCTCATATAATACAGATAATAGAATATATTCTGTAAGGTGTTGTTGTGGATGGGGTCGGTCATGCTCTTTTGTTCCATATTTTAATAACTGTAATCTTTCTCTTTCTACAACCCGTCCATGGTAAAACACTGCATCCTTTTTTATTACATTCCACGGAGTATTCAATAGTCTCTGAGCCGTAAACTTCTACTTTAGGATATTTACCACAAAATGGACACGGCAATAAGCCCTCTTTATTCTTCTTAGCTTTCATTTCCCTTCTGCCTCCAAAATAGCTTCTGCGATTGCGTAGTTTAAATCGTCTGAGCACCCAAAACCTATCTCATCAAACCTATCATCAATTTTTACAATTTTACAAAACCATGGGCCAGATTTGTAAACTTTCGGATTCCCAATCTGCGCCGCCTTCTCAAGCAACGGCCCGGTCCATTCTGATTCTTGGAAAGTGGGGAGACTAGGATAAGTCCCATATTCCAGCGCAATGTTCAAAATAGATGTTTACTTTGTCACCTGGTTCTATTCTTTCTTTTGACTTACTCATCTCTTTTCTCCTTCTATCTTAAAGTATGCTTCTATGAGAGCGGTGTTGAGATTGGAAGCGGTTAAAAATTCTACCGGGACCCCTCTAGACGTCAATAAGATAAGCCGTATTGTCCCATCATCAAGAATATGTATCTCTATTTCGTTATCCGCCAACAGTGGGAACACTGCCTTTACAAGTGCGCCTGTGAATGAATCGTCGGTGTAGGGGTCAGGCAAATATCTCCAATGGCCTTCTTTTTCTTTATGCCGCCACCCACAAAATGAAGGTGAAAGCGGGCTATCATGCCAGTAATAACCGCAAAGTTTATACGCCCTATGTCTATCTTCTTGTGTTGGTTGAGTCATGGCTTAATTCTCCTTATGCCGAGCTGAGAAAAAATCGTATAGTTTCAATTCTTCCTCCTCGCCTGTAATTTTTAAACCTTCCTTTCCGGCTACTGCCCTTAAAGCGGCCTTAGCAGTTTCACAATATTCTTTTGAAGGATTCCAATCATCACATTGGCCAGGACGATAATATCTCCAAATTGCTCGCTGTAATTCTTTCGGGACTTTTCTCCAATGAGAAAGACACATGAACATTTCAGGCTTAGTCTTGATTTTACATCCTATGGCATGGCAAGTATGACTCATAAAATACCTTTGAGATAATCTCGGATTTCTTCAAGACCAGTCATATAGGTTCCATATTCCCACATTTCATGTCCGTGTTCTGCAATTTCACATTCAATATAACCTATTACAAACTCTATTCCAAATCGTTGCCCTTGCTTCATTCCTGCCAAAAACGCCGCTTCTATTGCCGGATTCCCCTTACTAAACTCTTTTGCTAATTGTTCGATGGGAGTCATAGGTATACTATATCAATTTCCTTTCCACAATATGGACAAAATTTAAAGTCAAATACCTCTATAAAAAATGAATCCTCGGATATAATGAAATAATCTCGGCATTGCGATTGTCGAGGAGCGCATCCTTTAACTTTATACCATTTGCATAACTCTTTCATCTCTCTCTCACTCCTCCGGTTCTTCTATAGGTCCAGCGTATTCGAAACGATGATTGACAGGCCATCTTTCGCCTTCTCTGGTAAAAGATAGTCCATTGCCAAATTTATATAAGTTATAAATCTTCCCATTAATTAGGGCGCCTCTGTATCGCACCCAATACCATCCTGGCTTTGTAGGAATTTCTTTAGTGTATTTCATGGTAGGGCCTGCACTTTTGCTAACATCCTATTTATTAATGCTTCTACATACGGAGTTAATCTATCGTGTGGGTAATCGTTTATAAATTTAGTATGACTATTTAAAATTATCTGGATAATCTCTTCCGTTCTCTTCTTGCGAGAGATTGGGTCTTGATCGAGTGCGCCTTGGACATAACAACCTTTCCAATCCAATCCATATATACGATTTTCGGCTCGTTTTTCTATGTCTAATTTTTCCTTCTTATCCATTTTCCCTTCTCTCCTTATGATTGCGATGCTAAGATTTCTTTCGATATTCCTGTAAGCTCAAGGCGGTGGCAGCCAACTCTGGATCTTCTCTTCCGCATACTTCACTTAGCATTGACCCCCGAATCTCTATCTCAATAGATACCCACTGAGAAAATGGCACAAAACCACCTTTCGAGCCGCTCGGGAGAACACGGTTGGGCTGGGCCTTCTTACAAACGGGACTTAGACCTTCGTCCCCAATATTCCCCAAGATTTAACTAAGGGAATCTAAGTGACGGGTTATCTTATAGCCAGCCATTTTCCATTCTCATCTTTTATTCTATCAAAATAATTCATATTGAAATGTAGATTAGGACCAATTGCAAACCAGCCAAACAATACTAATTTTGCTGAACAAAAAACTTCGTTGTGAACCCTGACTATATAAAATGTTAAAGATCCTATATCGCCACGAGTCTTAACAATATCTCCTTCTTGAATCATATAATTATTTGTTGAGAGCCAATCATCAACAGTATCTATAGAACTATTCATTCTTCCTTCTCCTTATCTTCCTCTTCTTCCTCAGGCTCTTCTGTCTCTCGATAATACTCCCAGACTTGATTTTCAAGCTAGCGGTCGTGTCGAGTGTTGCTGAAACAGCCGCTCATCTAAAAGATACCATAAAAATTGGGCAAGAGCATTTTCCATATGGTCTATTGCAGCGTAAGCAATGTCTCATCTCACTACCCCTAAATAATATCTCATCCCATTGCTCATTTTGTCCTACCTTGAATTTGAGATCCCTTTGTGATCTTTAGTCCTGAAAACGATTCCAATCCATAGGCCGAAACCTGTTGCTTTATAACATTTTTCTTAAATTCGATACATCCGATCGGGAATCTTCCAGCGGCAATTTCCTTTATCAATGCCAAAGGATCGGATACTTCAACCTCTAATGTCTTTTTGGAGTATACTGTTCCGGATTCAGTTTTTATCTGTCTCGTCGTCTCCTCTGGAACAATAGAAACTGGCACAATCATAGCGGCATCTTCTCTTAGGGTTTCGGCTTTTTCTAAATCTCCAGAAGCTTCAGCTTTTTCGATTTTCTTTTCGATCTTAGCTTTCGCTTTTTCTGCCTCTTTTCTGGCTGCTTCGTCTGCCAATCTTATCGCTTCTCTTTTTTCTCTTTCTTTCCTTTGGTGGTATATATTTAATCCTGAATGAAGCAATGCTACCAATTCTTTAATCGGTCCAGTTTCGGAAGAGATCTCCGCAAGCTTATCTTTCCATTTTTGGTGAAGAGCCACTCTTTCCGGCTCGTGATCTTCCTCGATCTGTTCGATCAGCTTCTTTCCCTGCTGCCAAATATCTGCGATTATAGCCTGGGCCTCATCGGTGTTTATTGTTACGAACAGTTTGCCTTTATCATCTTTTGATAAAAATGGGGCGAGCGTTGTCCTGATTGAAACTGCCTTGTTTTCTAACTCTGCATTCATATTTCATTCTCCTTTTAGTTGTATATTGCTAAGATTTTTACAATCGCGAGAAGTATCCGCATTAGGACCGCACCAATTGATCTGGCAGGGCATCCCCTCTATACACTGAACTTCTTCGCGATTGATTAACTGGAAGTATGTCTTGATCTTTTGATCTCTTTCCCAATCTTCTATATGATCGTTACAGGAGATAAGACTTATAATAATAAGCAAAAATGAAATATTAATCTTGATCTTATTATTAACTCTCATGATCTACCATCCTGTTTTCAAATATTCCTGAATACGCTTATCAATCCAATATCTTTGAACCATCTTTAAAAAAATATCCATCGCTGCCGGATTGCTTACAGACTTCAAGGAGTATCCTGTTATTTGTTTTTCGAGAACTAATATATAGTATTTATTTTTTAGAGTTTTATAAATTCCTAGATCCCTAGCTGCATAATCATACCCAGCGCACTGGAGAGCGTGAATATAGGGCTTTGCGTAAGTTCGCTTGAGATCCACTATTCCCTTTTCAAACAATAGATCTAATGTTCCTCCATAGATTGGAGATCGCGAAAATACAGTTAATTCACAATCAACCAATGCACCAAGATGGGGAAAACTTTCATCGATGAATAGTTTAAAATTTTCGATATAATGCTCATATCCAGGTTTTATTTTTTTTGTTTTTATATAAAGCTGGACCGCATGATGGTTTTCTTGTCCTTCCCTTCTCCATTGTTCCATCATTTCTTCAGTAAAATGAAGAGGGAAGTCCATCGGCAGCAATTCCGTTACAGATGGAATTTTGATCCCATCTCTTGTGTATGTATGCTCGTATGGATCGAATTCAAATTTTGGAATATGCACTTATGGCCTCTTTCTCAAAGGACTTCAAAATAGACTTTCCGATTTCCATGATGTCAGGAGGATGCTTCGCCTTGGTCCACTCCTCTGTTCTTCTTGCGATTTCCTTTTGAATTTCTTCTAAGTTTGTATCTGGAACACCTATCGGAATGATCTCCAATGCTTTCCTGAGCATTTGCACTCGTTTATCCTCTTCTCCATTAGGATTTTCTGGGAGAGTTTCTATGTCTATGTAAGGACGGACAATCTTATATCCGAATTCGTTCGAATCCTCTATCTCGGAGGCTATGTTTACCTCTGGAGAAAGATCTAATGTTTTACATAATTTCTTAAGGACTGTTTTTTGCCATTGATCAGCTTCCCATTTTATCCAAGGAGAATCATTCGAATCCAAAGATTTCGACATATTTTTGACGGCCAAGACTTCTTCTTGAGTCATTACCTTGAATAAAGGCTCCGATTTTCCTTTCAATTTCGCAATAGCATATGCTCCTATAAGATCACCTCGATCTCCAGTTAAAGGCTTACGGTGTTTTATATACGGAGTTGTACCTTCCTCTGATTCGAAAGTATCGTTTTTGCGAATGACCTCCGCCTTGATCGACTCTAATCCATTACGCATAGCTAAATTTATATAGCCCTTGTATCCTGGCATGAACTGACATTCTTTTTGCTTTGTTTTAGAATTAAAAAATGGAATAAAGTACGCATGCCCAAGAATTGGATCGGGAGATAGTTTGAGAGATGCGCAATCAAGTATAGATATTATAATTGAAGAGCGAGAGCATTCGAGCAGCTTTTCCTTTGTCTGTCGCACTACTAACTGAAAATATTTTTCTACTGGTATTTCGGATTTTTTACCCAAAAGATCTTCAATTGCCGGAAGATAAGAACGTATGTCCCTTTCGATTTGATCTGCGATTTCTTTTTTAGATTGTGCCATGACTGACTATCTCCAGAAAATATTCCTCAACACATTCGATCGTGCCTTCGATTCTGATATGACCCGCTTCCGTTTCGAAATATTTATGTAGTTCAAAGCGGAGCCCGTCACCTTCATTATGATCATATATCGTCCCTGCGACAAATGTCCGATGTCCCTTAAAAGAAATCATCGCAAGACTCGTTTCTCCCGTTACGGCATATCCCTTTGATTTTCCGCCTTCGAAAACATGTCTCTTTCTTGGGAATTTGGTCAGTATATGAAGCTTGATTTTTAGAAATTCTTTTTTCTGATCATCGATATTGAATTTTTCTTTTATATATTTCTGAACTGAATCCATCATTTTGTCCCATGAATTTTCTTATATAGATTTATACCGTAGGTTTTGTCTTCGAGTTCTCGGGGTTCGATGTAAAGCCATTCAATATCGAAAACCATTGCGATTCGCTTTTGGATAACACGTCCGTCAGCGTCTATATTATTACAAATATCTAATAATTGTATAGAATTAAGACGCTCCGGTTTTTGGTCCGGTGATTCGCAAGAATTGCTATAGCCTACCCACCACTGCACATCGTCGATCATTTCGATGGCTTCTTTTGGGATCTGTTTGATACTTGTGAATTCATCTTGCTTCATAACATTGCAAGTTATCTGATTAGATATTTTTGACAAGAGATTTTTATTCAACGAGGACAAAAAAAATGCCGGATAAACCGGCAAATGTACGGAGACAATGAATCTTAAGATTCCTTTATTTATGAGGAGTGAATCTCCCGATTATGTTTCCTATGGCTCCAAATCCAAAATTACGGAAATACCAGCCAATTATCAGAAAAATAACATATCCGACAGTACCTATTCCAACAAATAATTTGAACTTTCGATAAGGTCCAATTTCATTTTCAAGATCAGCAATTTCTTTATTCTTTTCGGCTATGATTTTATCTTTCGCCAATGATTCTTTCTCCAGATAATCAGAATAAACCTTCTCTTGTGATGCTATTGATATTAGATTCTCAATATTATATAAAAGATCTTGAGATCCATTCTTGCTTTTGTCTTTCTTGAAATCATCTATTGCTTTTTCTGCTGCTTTTATTGCGGGTTCGGATTTTGGCCTAATTGGAATTTGTTCCGAAATACAAGCTATCATTACAAAGGCAATAAATAGAACCGAATAAAAGAGATATTTAATCTTACTCATTTCCTTTTGCCTTTTTAAATTTTCTATAAAATTCAAGCCCCGGTTTAGCAAAGAATATTCCAAATCCGACAAGACTTACCAAGCCAATAAAAGGAATATGATAAGAATCTCCGCCCCTAACTATATCAACTCCGGGACTTTTCCCTGCTAATGATAAAGCCGCTTCAAAAAAAACAAAGATAAACCCCATTGCGAGGCCTATTCTTCTATTTGCATTTATTCGATTGTCTGTCATATTCTCACCTCATTGCCAAATAATATGGTTTTCCTGCTATTTTTGACTTAAGAAAATCCGAAGGATAAATAATCCCATTCCCATTATGGTCTTTGTATTTAGTAAGTGCATTTCCATAAGGATCTCCTACTTTATATCCATCTCCAATTTTTTCCCAAACAGGAATATAATGTCCGCCGGTTCCCTTCTTTGGATCCCCAGCTAGATTGGTGTACAACATGACTGGATAGCCCTGTATTAATATCTCATCCAATTCTGTCCAAGAACCCGGATTTCCGTGCGTTATCTTTAAATTAGGAAATTTTTCCATAGAATATTCAACATACGCCCTCAGATCTGAGCCGATTCTTCTTCCTTCGCTAAATATTTTTTTTGCCCAGGAGAATCTTTCTACAAGGGTATTTCCAAATCCCCTTGGCCCTAAATATGGTTCAAGATCCGCCACCATTGCGGCGACTGCTTCTAAACTTCCATATGATGAATCGAAAAATGATGCCATGCTGCACCAAGATGCATTTCCACAATCTGAAGTGCCTGGAATATTCTCTGTAGTTGCAACTTTTCTTTGATCTAAATATGCGGGTTTATTCATCTGGGATTCCCTTTTGCTTCATGCTCAAGGACAAAAATTCTTCTTTCTTTATCCTTTAAATCATTTCTAACCTCTTCCATGAATGCCTTATGATCTGCTTTGAGTTCCGCAAATGAAAGTTTAAAATATTCCATTTCAGTATCCCGTCTAGATTCCCATCTTATCAAAGTTATGAGAAGAACAAGAATAGATAGAGCCAATGATATCCATGTTGGTATTTTTTCCTTCATGATATTTCTTTATTATTATATTTTATTATTCTTGGATCATCATCTTCTACTTGGATGATCTTTTCATTAGCTTCTAACTTTATCCCAGGCTGAGGGCCTGCATAATATCCCATCACTTGCTCATCTTTTAAATGTAAATATCTCATATTATCCTCGAAAATCTATAACTCAATAGCATTACTTGTAGAGTTGTGGAAGTCTTGTCTGATCTAGCCCCAAATTGTGCAGAGCCATTTAATCTTAAATTCAATACAACATCTGCGCCAAATGTTGATCCAAATCTATGAGTATATAAAGAAGAACTTGGAGCGGAATCGGTTTGATCGAGAGAAGTCAATATTGCATAATTAGTACCAGAACTTCCTAAAACCTGGGATAATAATTCAGCAATTATTCCATCATAAGATGGAACATTAGCGCATGGGTATGAAGTCCTGCTTGTGCCTAAATTGACCACGTTAACTTCATTAACTATGGTAGACATTCTGTATCGAATGCTATCCCCTTCCGCCGAACTTATTACTTGAATATTAGATGCGGCTCCGGATTGAGTTTTGAAACATCCTATTAATCTTTTGTAATCATAATTGGCAGGCATTGTAGGAGAAGTAGAGGATGCCGAAATTAATATATCTACAACCCCGGTATCGCTTCTCAATATTGCCCAAATAAAATAAGAAGTATTTACGGCACTTGATCCGGTATCTAAACCTCCATTTCCGGTTCCTACTGCCCAAGAGGCGTCTAGTCTTTTTACAATTGAGGCAGACAGATATATTACTTTTGTAAATGTAGCATCCCAGCACCAACCTGGAGATATTGCCCAATCATGTGCTGTATCTCCAGAATCAATAGTTGGTACCATTCCATTGACATTCCTACTAAGAGGATAAAACTGTTCCTTAGGAAATGCTGATATGAGAGAATAATCGATTTTTTTAGGTGCACTCGATAGAGATCTAAGAACTGCATAATCTGAACCTGGAGACAATTGAGATCTTCCAAGTGAATCGGAAGAATCTGCAATTAATAAGGCTCCGTTTGATCCGACTGCTTGTCTCTGAACTGCGGAACCATCATGTATGCCTATATCACCCTTGGTAGTCAAAGGCCCGGACGATGCCAGCGATTGAAGAGTGTATAAAGAGGCATTAGATCCTAATCCATCGTAATTACAGATTACATTCTTTCCATCATCCGCTGGATTGGCGAAACAATAGCCCTTCTGAAGATTAACGAGAATTTGTCCAGCCGCTGGAAAGCTCCCGGAAATAGTTGTAACTATATTGAAGGGGGTTTGCGCTGTATTATCTTCGACAATTTCTAATGTTCCAGCACTTACACGATCTTGAAGTTGAAATCCATATTGTCCAGGAAATTCTACAAACTCCGCGATGGTATGCGATTCCGGATCCATTGTCCTAGGATATGCTACATTATTATTCGGGTTTATTCTGAGATTGCTATAAGCTGTCATATTAATACCAGATTATTACAGCACCAGCTGCGCCTGCTCCGCCTGCGGATGATCCATTAGAACCAGCCAATGCAGACCCAGAGCCACCACCACCACCATAGGGTCTTCCAGTGCCACCACTATTTATTCCACTGGCTCCACCTAGACCGCCTGGGCCTCCACCATTGGAGCCTCCTTTGGCCATAGTAGTACTACTAGACGATGTATTTGAGAATGAAAATCCAGGTGAACCAGCACCAAGACCTCCATTCAAGTCGCCACTACTGCCTGCTCCACTTGCTCCTCCGGCAAATCCTAAATTTCCTGCGGCCCCACCGCCACCGCCAGAAGCAGAGCAATATGCGCCGAATGAAGAAGTCCCTCCAGCGCCTCCGCTAGTGGTTCCTGCTGGATTCCCGGCAGTCCCAGCAGCACCAACTGTAATAGAAATATTGTCTCCAGGGGTCAGGCCAGTAATGCGTTTTTCCGCAATCCCGCCGCCGCCGCCGCCGCCGCCGACCTCAATCGCATCATCCGTAGCAGAACTAGTAGAGCTGCCACCACCACCACCGCCACCTATAACTCTTACATAACATTGAGTTACTCCAGCGGGAACTGTCCAAGTTCCTGAGGATGTAAAAAGCTGTATTCTGGGGATAGCATTCAAAATGTTCCCAGATAAAGTCAGGTCTCCTGAGATATTTATATTCGCCTCAGCATTAATATTTCCAGTTGTATTGATATCGCCTAGGACATTCAAATTTTCTTCTATTGTTAGATCACCAGGAATAGTTTCGTCTGCCAATATTCCCGCTATATTGTCAGAATGAATGACTGCACCAAGCCCCCAATAATCAACGATGATGTCTTCGCCAGCTTGCGCAGAATTACATTCCACAAATCCAGTTGCGAAATAGGTAGGTTCATCATAATCAACTACATATTGAAGAGAAGATGGGGCCTGGTTACGGCTTGTTTCGGTGAGAAGAGTTTGGGCAGAGTTATTTAATTTAACAATGATAGGAGTCCCAGTCACTCCATTGAATACTGGAGCTTCTTTTAAATAAAATCCCCAGGTATTATTATCATCATGAAACTCTATAGTATAGATTTCGGAAAGGATCTGAACTGGATACCGTTGACCGTCCCTAGGCCTAACTCTCCAATTTTTAAACGCCATGCTAAACTATCTCGGCAGTATACTTGGATTGACCAACTTCTGAAAATAGTCCTGCTAGATAATCTTCCATTTTGGGAGGAAGTGTCCCGCATTCTAAATCTACTGAAATATCGGAAGGCATTAGTTTATATCTCGATCTCGTAATGGGAAATTCGTAGTGCTTGTGACCTTTTACTAAAACTTCCAACTTGTCAACCCATAGAGAAGTTGGCTCTAACATGTCCTGATCTATTCTGAATCCAAACTTGCCTATCTTAGAAATCTCCTGTCCTCTCAGATTCCAATCAATGGGATAGAACAATTCTGTTGCAGGAATATCGATTCCAGTTGTATTCTCATCCCATGAGTTTATTCCAAATCCAAACGTAAGAAATGCGCCTACAACCGTTGATCTAACCCAGAACCTAATGGCCAAAATGTTTCCCTCAAATAAATCAATTCCTTGTTCCCATTCGTCACCATCTGCAAGTTCGAAATCGAAACGCATACATCCATCGGCCCAGATGAAAATATCCTCATCCTTGAATATTTGAGAATCTCCGGATCCTATCTTTGTGAATTCTGAAGTCTCGTCAATGTCGCTTATGACTTGCTCGTACTCTTCAGGCTGATTGACTACCCTTATGACTCCTCTTGGGAAATAATCATCTTCATTCCGGATAATTATTCCGGTACAATTGGCGGAAGTTTTAGGATCTTTATTTTGCGCCAGTAATGCGTTTCCGATTATATCAGCTTCCTCTTGACCAAAGTATCCAGGAATTTGATAGTTAAGCTCTTTACGTCCGTATTTATGAATAGAGCTTTCATCATTGTAAACCCCTGCTACAACCCATCCAGCACCACCAGAACCCAAAGCTTCCTTGCGTTGGACTGTTATTACATTCTTAACATCATCGACATTGCTTTTAGGATCAAATGCTTGCAGATCATACCCGACGAAAAGTGTAGAAACTGGATCAGTATTGATTGGGAGCAAATAGAATTCGCCATCACCATCAACTCCATAATTGCATCCAGCCATTTGGGACAGATCATCCAAAACTTTCTTCAGGGAATATTTTCCTAACTGTATGGAATTGCTTGTCACAACCCCAGTGGTCATTGAAAATTTTGTTGGATTATACTTTATCGGAGTTTCTGAGAATACATTGTCCTGTAAAATATTGTAGATTATTACTCCTATGTCATTTGCAGAATAGTTTCCTTCTCCTTTTGCAGTATCGAAAAACCTAGAAAGTCCATTTCCGCGATATTCATAGTACTCTCTTTGCGTGCCAAGGTCATCCGGATATAAAACTTGTCCCGTATACCATCCGAAATCCGTATCTGCTATCGTGATTGTAATTATAGAACCATAAGGAATAGGAAATGCAGGACGTTTTGATAGCTTAAGGCTAAAATCAGCACATCCGCCATCTGCATTTATTGAGAATTCTATGGATTGTACTATGGATTTCTCTATATCTGTCCTTATTTTTCCTATCAATGCGCCTGCAATGGAGGAAATTTCAATTACTACAGATCCGGTCCCGCCGGTATTCCTTGCAAAAGGACGATATTCATATGGTCTTCCATAGACTCTAGCTCCAAAATATCCGAATCCGAATTGCGTTCTATTTCTGATATTCGAATCTGCAATCACATATGAGTTGGTATACTCCGAAAGAGACTCTCCATTGAATTGTATTTCGGAAAATTGAAATCCTCCGACTTGGGAATATCTCTGCGTGCCAGTTACTGTTGGCATTAGTACGGATACCTACGTCTATACTCTATGGAAATATCGCAATCTCCAAAAGAAGATTCGTATCTTATGGTATTATCGCCAGTTTTAAGTTTTAAAAATCCTGTTCCTTCAAATAATGAAGAGGATGCTTCTTGGTCAGATACGCCATCATTTAAAAATATTGTCCCTTCTCTACAATCTATAGTGAACACAGTTCCTAAAACAAAAGAATTAGACCCGAGTTTGCATGAAATTCCTAATTCCTCATGACTCAATGTAAATTCGGTTATATTTCCTAATGCTGAAACAGTGATAATCGGATAGCAATCAACAGGGCCGTCGTTATTTATTAATAAAGATTCCCCGTCAGCAGTCCCACCGGATGGACTGCTGACCTCAGAAACTAAAAGATCTTCCCAATGGGAATCCAGCATCTTAAGTTCAAATTTATTTCCGTTGCTGACTTTGTTCGTGAGACCAACAGCGGCCGCCTGATCTGCATATGATAGATATCTTACTTCCGTACGAACTTCTCTAGTTGTATCTTCTAGAAAGAATGGTCCGTTTTCTGGCAAAAAGAACCCTATAAGGGAATTTACTTTGTTTAGGTAATCCGATTCGGAAGTCTCTCCTATATTCATATTGAAAGAGATATCCCTGGCGTCTACCTGTTCATCCCCTGCGACGACCCCACCAGATTTTCCTAGTCTCGGCTGAACGCTAACTCTCCTTCTATATGGTGATATGCTATAAGAGTAATCTAATTTATTTAAAACGAATGTATTTTCGTTCGCATCTTTGAATTGAAAGGCCATTTATATCGCTCCGACTCCCCTTCTCTCAAGTCGTTCGGCTACTTTTCTGGAGATTTTATCCATTTTGTCCTCTGTCATATCTCCTTCTACGTAGAAAGCCCCTGACTCTATGACAACAGTTATTGCTCCTGATCCTGAAATCATATTATCTGCCGCATCTATAAATTTAGCGGTACGAAATTTGTCTAAGAATCCTTCGCCACCTTCGACTTCCGCGCTAACTCCACCCTGTGCATGAGATGGTCCTAAAACTACCCCTCCAGATTCCATGAATAGCTCAGCAGGAGGCAATACGAATTGAGATCTGATCAGAGATACAGACTGCATAGTGGCCCCTAAGATAGCGGCTGATAACGCAATCCCCAAAGGAATACCAACAAATGGAATCGCTGCCATAGCTGCAAATCCTTGAGCGGCTCCGGCTACCCCGGCGACTATAGTCTGAGCAGCTTGTATGTTCTTAGTAGCCTCTAAGGCAAAAACTTGTCCTTGCCATTGAATAAATGCCGATTTTTTGGCGTTCTCTTTTTCTCTTTTAGCCTTTTGTTCCTCTAATTTTTTAAGATTATTATCTTTTTCTGTTTCGATAGCCTGTACATCTTGTGCATTTTTCTCAGATTGAGTTTCTCTCTGATTCGCATATTGATCTTGAAGAGTGGATATGTTTTCCTCATGGTTCTGATTTAGATATTCGAGATATGCTTTCCAGTTTTCCTCCATTGCAGTATCGACAAGAATACGTTGCTCTTTATCGAAGGACTTCTCATCTAGTACAGCTTTATCTGCTTCGAACTTAGCTCTTTCCCGAGCTATATATTCCTCGAATTCTTTATCTAGTTTAGCCTTGGCTGCCTGATATTCTTGATCAAGAAGCAAAAGTCTTTCATTTCCGGCCTGTTCGGCTATTCGAATCTTCTCATCTTCAGCTTTTGAGAATGCGTCTATTTGTTGTTGCATTCTCTCGCTTTCTTTTTTTTGCCAAACTGTAGATATTAAATCCATTTTGGCATATTGTCTACGAACTGCTTCGGCATTATTTTCAGCCATCTGTCCGAAAACTTGTGTCACCTGCGAAGCCAATGAAGAGGCGGCTCCAACTATTCCAGCTAACCCTTGAGTTAAAAGGGCAGCCCCTTGGGCGCCTCCTTTTTTCATTCCAAGCTTTATCTGATCTATCGCCTGAGTAAATGGATTAGTTAGTTTTGCTTCTATATCTACAACCTCAGGCTCGATGGTAAGTTTTTCTTTTTTATATTTATCTAATACTTTTTTGATATTAGGATCAGAGTTGGATGTATCTATCTGAAGTTCAAATTTTATCTTTCCCGTATCTTTATCTGACTTTACTTTTCGATTTACGGCAGCCCCAAGATCTTCTAATTGCTTTTGGAGAGCCATAGCATTCTCAGGGGTATCTAAAGCTATTCCAAATTTTACCCCTTCACCAAATCCAGTCCTATTTATCGTCTCCATTAAGGAAATCGCGTCTTGTACCGTTTTTTGTTTATCTACATTAGTTCTTAAGTTAAAAGTAGTAGCTTTTTCTAATTTATGATCAGATTTTCTTTTTTCTAACTCAGAAGACAATATTTGAATTTGTCGATCAATCTCTCCTTTATTTATAAATATTCCTACACCTAGTCCTTTCTTGGAGGCATCTTGTCTAAAGATATTATCTGCCTTTATGCCCAAAGTTTCTAAAGATTTTTTCGCTGAATCGGCTTCTGCTTTTGTGAACTCGAAAAAATCCTTTCCCCTATCTTTAATCGTATCTAGATTTCCTATAACTGATTTAATTTGCGCATCGGTTCCTTTTATTACAGCAGATACATTTTCCGCAGAAAGCTTTTTACTCTCTTCATTGGCTTTATTGATCATGTATATCAGTCCTGCGACAGCGGCAGTAACTCCAGCTACAATCAGGCCTACCGGACCAAAAGCAGCGCTCATAGATATGCCTACTTTTGCGGCTATCGGAGGAATTACGATCATCGCAGTTTTAACCGCAAGAAATCCAGCAGCTAAGCCAGTCAAAAGAGTAATAGTTTGTATGATTGTCTTTTGAGTAGTCTTTGATAAACTATTCCATCCGGCCGTTAATGAGGAAATTGCATCTGTCAGATCATTAACTACTCCACTTTCATTGACCATCATGATTACAGCATCCCCGAGAGCGTCCGTCGCTCCTATTACGGATTTCTGCATTATGGCTATGTCATCATTAAATTTCTCGGCGGCAGCGGCGGCATCATCATCAAATACTACGCCTAATCTCTCAGCCTGATCTGTTAATGCCTTGAGTGCTGGGGTTCCATCCTTAAGCATATTAACCATAGCTGCGCCCTTATCTCCAAATATGGCAACAGCGGCGGCAGCTTGTTCTGAAGGAGCCTTAAGCTTAGATATACCTCCAGCAAGGTCATACATTAATTGACTGGATGTTTTGGCTTTTCCATTTTCATCATTAATGCTGATGCCTAATTGCTTGAAAGCATCCTGCGCTTCTTTGGTTGGATCTATTAATTTTCGGGACGCTTTGGCTAATTTTTCTTGTTCGACTCCACTCAATTCGGCAGCATACGCGAGCGATGAAAATTCTTTGGCTGTCATCCCAGCCGATCTAGCTAACTTTACGGTAGAGTCTCTGTATTCGGCTGTTCTCTTGGTTGCTGCAAATACGGCAGCTCCTACAGATAGGGCGGCTGTCGCGATAGTAGTAAGACCTTTATTTATTTCTTCAGTTTTGAATTCCTTAGAATCTAAACGAAGTTTTGCAATAATCTCCTTAACCATCGCCTTCCTTTTTCTCCTTCAGCTTATTGGCTCGGTCTTGCATCATCTTTCTAGTTTTACTTATTTCTTCCTTAGATGGCAGATTCGGATTATTGCCAATAAGTATTAGGAATCTTTCATGTTTTTGGGAAAGTGCTCTTTGTTTCTGTGATAACTTTTCCTTTGTAGTCGGTTGTGATAATATGAGACAATTTATGAGTCTTAGATCTTCTCTTTCCTCAATGGCATCTATTGCTTGATCCCATTCCTCTAATTCCCAGTATTCTGCTTTTTCTAATTCTTCTCTTGGGACTCCTGCTCTGATTGCTCTGATGTAGTCGAATCTAGATCGGATGGACTTTTTTTTTCCTCTATATCCGGCCTGTATTTTTGTTCTACTAAGCTCTTCAGGGAATCCAGAATCTGAGTCAGTTGTCCTACGGTGAATCCTTTAGACCTTAATTCTTCTGCCTTAGCATCGGATAAAAGAATTATGGCACTTTCCAAATATTCCGGAATTTCTATCCTCTTTACCTTCGCACCGTTCTTCCCTTTTCCAGTAAGTGCCAAATTTAGAGTATCTAATTCATTCTGAATTTTTTTAGATTCTGTATATGGAATGCTTCTCAAGGTCAAGATAAGCTGAGATCCATCTTCGCAATCGATCTCAAGCTTCTTGACTTCTTGCGTCTTAAAATCTAGACGCATCAAACTACCTCATCAGTGAACCAGTAAGTAGGTTTTCCATCCGGATCCAGATGATCTTCAGACTCGTAAACCTCGAACATTACTCCGTAGAATCTTTGAGTAGTTGCATCATAGGTCAACTCTGTGGATTCGGTCATCGGAGCCGCATTCGGGAAATTGACTATTCTTAATGGATCCGTAGAAGGAACGCCGTCTTCATATTCCTTGAATGTAAGCTGCTTCCATATGCTGGAGTCTCTCTGTCCAACGACCTTGGATCCCCAAATGCGGACAATCTCTCCTGCGGAATTAGTCTCAATTTTGAATCCTTGTACGATCTTAGCTAAACGTTCCGCTGTTGCTCTGGCTAGGCCAGCACGAACTTGATAGACTTGAGCGGATACTGCTCTATCTGCTGGCCTATCTCCGGCCTGAGAAGTTCTAAGTTCGATCTTAGATACGTTTAAGGTTACAACAATCGAATCGGTTTCCCCTAAATCTATGTTGTCTCCTCCGGAAGCAGTATCCCAATAAATTCGGCCGGGGCCATATGATAAAAGTTTATCACCAAAAGCATGAGGTGTATCTGGCATTTTAGAACTCCAAAAATCAGGCGTATCTAAATCAGATAAATCAACTTGTCAATGCTTCACTTTTAAGAATATCTCTATAATTCATTTTTGGGAAATATGGTAATGCCGAATGCTTAGAAAGATTTATAATTTCTGCCTTACCCGAAAGACAATCGAAGGCCCTTATGGCTCTCTCAAATCTATATTCAAAATCGTCCTTATCTGAATAATGATCTACGATTCCACTTGTCGAATGAGCTATCTTAGTCCTACTTGAAAACATATTAACGACTTCGGATATTTGATCATTCGTCGCTCCGTTTTCCTCGCATACATCCAGCATCTCTTCTCTGCTGAAGAATTTATTGTCCATTCCCAAAAGGAATATTCTTTCCGCTCCGGCTATTATGGCAGCATGGATACCAGAAACCCCGGACCATTTGTCGGTTGCCCGCAAGAGTCCTTTCTCAAGATCTAACCTAAATTCATTGGTAAGGGAAAACACTCCCACATTTCCCGAGGGAGATAGACCAGTGTCTACGGCCGCAAGAACTTTCTGAGGATGCAAATACCAATCATAAGGATATTCTCTCCTGAACTGAGCGTCTATAAACAGAGCTATTTTGTGAGGGCAAAATCTTGAGGCATGATTGAGAGAAATTACATTCCTGCGATTCAGGAGAGAATAATCAAAATATCTTAACGAAGGACCTGAACCTACGACGAAAACATCCTGATCTCTAAAATAACCCGGCAACCAGTCCATATTTCCGGATCGTTTATTTATACTCATGGATAAAGAAGATCTGCCTTATATTCTGCCTGGAAGTCAAGGACGGCCACTCCGGTCCATTTCTTACCCTCTCCAGAAACGAAATAATTTACGCCTTGATAGATGAACCTAAAAACTATCCCTTTATCGGATGGCGTTGGTCCTGATAAATTATTCGGAACTTTTACCAAAGCCTTTTCGACCTCGTCGCAGAGTTCATCCAAATAATCGTCTACGTCTTTTGCATTGGTCGGCTTAAGCTGCTCCTCACTTGTACCATCTCCTCCGGCCGCATAGATCACAACGGAAATGCCAGCGGATAAATTATATCCGGATTGATCTGGCGTAATATCTCCAGTCTCATCGTAGGAATAAATACAGATAATAGGCATAGCCTTAGGTTCTATGGCAGCATATCTCGAGGTGTATACACGACCTTCGGCCTGAGTGGGATATCCGGAGGAATCCTGAAAAGTGAGAATCGTTTTGATTCTCTCCCTGATTTGTTTTCTTTTATTCATGATTCTATTTCGAATAAATAGAGGATCCCAACAGAAGTTCCGTCAGGTTCGGGCTTCATGATATTGTATTCCTTGGATCCTCTATCGACCAATATTACATACATGGATTGATCTATCTCTTGCCCTATGTCTGTCTCGATTTTGTCGACCTGGCATGTTATCGATGGAACTTTTTTGATAACCTGAGCGCCTATTTCCGAATCAAACTCACTCGTAAAATTATCAACGATACCTCTCATGGGATATGTCAATAATTGACCAGCGGAATCCTTTCCGTAAACCAAGGTTATCTCTTCTGAGAATTCTCCCTCAGTCATTAGTAAAGCTTCGGATTTTAAATCTTCTAAAAAGGAGGACATAATAAAAAGCCCGGTTTCCCGGGCCTTCTTCTTTACGCTACGACTTCGCCTACGTAGAAGGCATCGGTTTGATTCGGAATCACCAAAGGTCTGGAGTAGATTTGAATCCACTGAACATTTGGATCTTTGCTAGTGTATTGGTATGGAGCGTATTGGTTTCGGAATATTCTTCCTTCCAATACGTTTGCCCCATATGCAACTTGAGTCTGAGCCTTAGAGGATCCAAGTAGAACTTTTTTGGATGGAACCATTGCAACTTGAGTCGATCCAGTTTCAGTTCCAGGAGTTTTATACCATTCCGCATAGGAACGAATGTAAACGCCCTCTATGAATCCGTAAGTAATAACTCCCATATCTTGAAGACGGAAATCTGCTTCTACGGCGCCGAGACTAAACCTCCAAAGATCAAGCTGTCTTCTCACTTCCTCATTCGCTAAGAAAGCGTTAAGGGCATCTTGACCGAGAAGCATCTCATCCGGAACGATTCCACACAGCTTGGATACGGCCAGTTTCTTCTCTCTAATAAACTGGATCGGGTCTGAACCGGATGCATCAAAGGCAAATCCTTCTCCGGAAACAGCGGCGTAATTCTGGATCAGAGATGCGTCTCTGCCGAAGGAAATGCTATCAAGAGCGTTCCCTTCATCATCCCAAACAGTTACCGTATCGGTAAACAATGCCTGAGAAGCCTGTATTTCAACCGCTCTCTGAATGGCATCAACCAAAGTTTTTTGATCTTTAGCTAAAAGCTGGGCTGCTCTTTGCTCTGGAGAAATCGGGTCAAAAACATTTTCTCCCGGCATCCTGATGAACATATCGGCGGAAGTAGTCGGGATCTTAGGCTTTAACTGAGGAGGCGTATACTCTCGAGTAACGTATCCGGTTCTCGCCATTATCTGCCCTTCTGCCAAAGGCTTCACATAGGCTGCCGTTCTACGCTCTCCGCGAACTATATCAACAGATACAGTCTCCGTTGGATACGTTTCCGCCCTAGGAAAAAACTTACTAGTCAGGAATGTTCTTGGCTCTAGTAGCTCCATCAAAGGAGCCATGAGCGACTTGACGTTTAAGTAAAAATTATCTGCCATTTATTTATTCCTTAGGTTGCAGCTTGCTTAGTTTCGGCGCCTTGGATTCCTTTCAAGAGGATTCCGATATCTCGGAAACCAGAATAGAAGTCTTCCCATGTATCGCCTGATTTGGTGAAAATGATTTCATCTCTATTGAAAGATCCGGTTGTCCAGATTGATACGATGATATCTCCCCCTGACGCATCCCCATCCTCAAACAGAATTCCGAATGGTGTATCGGTTCCGTTGGAGCCTCCTGACTGAAGAGCAACCAATTTATTCGTAGAAGTATTCAACGCAACTGCGGTGAATTTTCCTAAGTTCTGTCCGTTTGTCAGAGTGAAATTATCACTTGTAATCGGAAAATCTCCCGAAAGAATATTATCGTAGTTTGTTGCTGCTACTGGATTCTCTGTAGACATTATTTCCTTCCTTTCGGAGTGACCAAATCCTTAGCCGCTTCTCTTGCTAACTTTTGGAAATTCTCCTCTTTGCTCTTCATCTGGCCCTTATCTTGTGCCGTGTTGTTCAATTCTGGAACCGCTTCCTTATCTTCTGCGAATTGCTTGGAAGTTTCCTCACGTTTACCTGCCTTTGCAGACAGAAGCGCCTCGGCAAATTCTCCCTTTGATTTCAAGCTGGAATATTTTGAATCATAGCAAAGCTTGGAGTATCCCGGATTTTTTGCAGAAATATCATCGATAGATTTGCATCTATCATTTTCTGATTTAGCGCCTTTGGCAATTGCTAGCTTTATTAGGCTTGGATATTTAGCAGAAAGAGAATTCAAGGTTTCTCCTTTCTCCTTCATTTCCTCATCAGGAGTATCCTCTCCGGCCTCATTATCAACAGGAGTTTCAGGGTCCTGGTTCTCTGTCGCATCATCCGGAGGAGTTTCCCCTGGAGCGGCATCGTCTGGAGTGGCGTCTTCGGCCCTTCCTCTGAAGAAAGCGGATAGCTTCATGTCCTCATCCTTTTCCAAAAATTGCAAAGTTTCCTCAAAGTCAGCCACTGCATCTATCATTCCCGCATCCAGAGATTGGTTTGCTAAGAATGTATTACCTTGTCCGAAATCTGATATAACCTTTTCCGCAGTTGTCCTACGATAGATCGCCAACTTATCAATAAAAATTTCTGCCAACTGATCTATGTGGATTTGGATCTGGCTCTTTCCTTCTTCCGTTTTTGGATCCGGATTTTTCTTCGGAGACTGTGAGGATCGAAATATTAATTCTTGAACGCCTGCATTCTCAAGCATTTTTGAAATATCATAAATACATCCGTAAACTCCGACAGATCCTATACTAGCGGCTTCTTGAGCAAAGATCATATCGCAAGCGGCCCCAATCCAATATCCGGCCGATGCCATCAGAGAGGACGCGTAAGAATATATCGGCTTAGGATATTTATAAATCATATCCGCAAGTTCAGGGGTACCGTCCACTTCTCCGCCTGGAGAGTTTATATAAAGGAGAACTTTCTTGACCGAAATATCATTCGCAGCTTTATCTAGAAGGGCGGCTATATCCTCACAACAAACGCCTCCACTCCACCACATTTCGAAACAATTGTATCGGAAAATAGGGCCTTCGATCCGTATTACCGCGATGCTTCCCATTACGGAATAAAGATATGATGCTTCCCATGATTCGGATCTTCCGAGTAATAGCGCTGTCTCGGCTGCGTTTAACTCTTTTTGATTGAGTAGCGTTTGCATTTCCTCAATCTTAAGAGCGTATGGCTTATTGCTCTTTATTATTGCCGCCATCTTGCCCTCCATCATTAAAATTAAATGTCATTTGATTTCCCGTCTCGAATCCGGCCTCTCTCATGAGTTGCCTTTCTTTTTTGATCCTTGGATAATTCTTCTCAAAATCTCCTCCAAGTTCGGCTGTCTCTTTTGCCAATGTGGATAAGCCATTGTCTATGCGAGCTATTGCGGACGCTGTTTCACGAGCCGGATCTATTTGGCCTTGCGGGTCACCTACCCAAACGGTCTGGCAATATGCGTCCCTAATTTCCTCGTCTTCGATAAATCCTGGAAGATCAATCTCTCCACTTAGGACAACCTCTAATAACCATTGTTTAAAAATAGGCTGACAGAAACGAGATACGATCCATTCCCTCTCTATCATAAAACTGCGCCATGCTTCTATTCTAGAGGCTTTTGACGCGGTAAAAGATGAATTGAATTTTTTTACCAATACTTCGTAAGGGATGCCGGTTGCCATTCCGGCAATAGTCAACTGACTAGATACAAACGATTCAAATGCAGTATAAGGTCTTTTTGGATCAAAGGCTCCGATGTCTTCCCCTGGCTCAAGTATATGGATGAGTCCGGGCTCTAACCAGTATTGTTTATCACTTCGATTATCTCGAACATCAACTCCGGCATCAGAGCGATCACTTTTTATAAATCCGGTAAATGCGGCAGAAACTACGGCCGCTGTAAGCTCCGCTTTGTCGTATCGATCTAACTGCTTAATGTTTTCGTATATGGTCGCATGAAAAGGTACACCTCGGGTTTGCCCTGGCCTCTCCTCTTTAAATAAATGAAGTACGTTAGGAAGTCCTAAGTTTCCCCCGAAGGCAGGGATAAATTCCCATTCCGTATTCTGGTATAGATAGATCGCTGATGTTTCCATCCAATATCCAGTCGGAGTTCCATAGTCATCTACGGCTATACCATCTTTCAGATTTTTATCTGATAGGCCGTAATTCGGAGTAGAACACCTATCGGCCTCATGTAGCTGGATTTTAAGCTTATATTTGGATCCTTTTCTGGATACATGATGCAAGGTAGCGAAACATTCTCCGGATTGCTTGGCAGTAAGATATGCCAGATTGCAAATCTCGTAAAAGTTTTTTGTTCTGCGTATATCACATTCGGGTGATTCGGAATAGTTTCTCCATTTTCTTTCGATTGTAGATTGAATGGAATCGGCTTCTTCATCCGATAAACCCAGAAATTCGCGATCAATATTGGACTGCATAACAAGCCCTGAGCCGACCACGTTATCAACGTAAGTGTTTACAATGCCTCTACCAATTCCGCTATTCCGGTATAGATCCCTTCCTCGTTGACGAAGGGTATCCAAATCCATGATTATATCGGAATCTGGATCCTGATTGGATACGTACCAATTCTGAAGACTTGTCGGCCTGGAACTTGCGCCAGTATATCCACCGCCGCCGCCGAATTGATTAGAGACTCGATTTAAACCCGCTTGGATTTGGGTCTTTTTATATTGTAAAGAGAGAAGTTCGTATTCTTTTCTCTCTTTCTCCAATTTCTTATCTAATCGGTTTTTCTTATTTTCTAATACCGGCATGTAGGAACTCCTACTCGAACGCGCCGAACCGTTCCTTTGAGAACCTCCAATTCTTTTTCGGCGACGTTGAGAAGATCTTTTAGAATCTTAACATCTTGTGCAGTAAATGTCCTGGAGTTGCCTCCGCTGTTTATAGTATAAGATTTCTTTTTAAGCGCTGCTAAATATGCGGCCCTAAGTTCAGTGACTTCTAATTCTTTAACGGCTATTTCGGCGGGTGTGGCTGCCATGCCAGTTTATTTTCAAAATTGGCCAACTTGTCAAGTGAACGACATCCCTCTTCCTGTTGTTCTGCCCCTGTTGCCCCCAGTAGATCCTGGAGCATTCGATGAAACTGTTTGCTTTGGAGCGTTCTCGTTTTTCCATATCTCTTCCCAAGTTTCATCCGTATATCGGTCTAGCTGTAAATATGCAGCAGCGGCCCAGGCGTAAACGAAGGTATCAAGAGCCTCATTCCGTTGCCTGATCTTTTCCCAATCATATCTATATACACCTCCCTTCGATCTCGTCCTTTTCAATGCTTCCGAGGTAAGCTGAAGATAATATTCATCACCCATTCCTTTTGGAAAATGAATATACCCATAAGGATATTCCGAGCCTTGTGCTTTTGGTATTTTTAATCCAGAATATAATTCAGATTTTATTACATTGGTTCCCACCATCCAAACTTTAACGCCCGAATAAATACGTTTACCGGCCCTATTCACCTGAGTCGGTTTAGGGGGTTCTAGGACAGTTTGCATTTTATGAGAAGATCCTTTTACCAATATAATTCTTGGATTCCTATTTATTTGATACCAATCATAGCAAACCGAAACATCATGTCCCCCGGTATCCACGGCCATGACTTTAATTTTTTGATTCCTACCGGCAATGACAAAGCTTTCATCCAATATTTTATTGAGATGGTCGTAACTACCCAGGCTAGTCATATCTGCTGGTATTACCCTATAATCTACGACATACTTTTCTCTATTCTTAGTCCATAGCAGAATTTGAACTTCGAAACGATCTCCCTGTCTGTCTACCGAAGCTATTAAATATCCCTTTACTGGACATGTTCCTTTTTCGTAATCTTCTTCTTTTGCTGGAAGTTTCTCCCAATCCGGAACTTCCAGGTTATCTTCCCATGGCTCTCCTCGGATTGTATTTATATGTGTTTTATATAAAAGAGGATCTTTATATGATGCCAAGTAATCGTTTACACATTCTTCCCAGGTGAAGAAACCTACCGGTGCGTAATAAGAAGGGAGAAAAATTCCTAAAGCTTTCTTGTCAGGGCCAGAGTGAACGAGTCTCCATTCACCCCTTTCGAGCATTTTGGTTTTATCATATTCATAATGTTTATGAGAGCAAACCGAACATTTATAGCCTACGTCGATTGCTTCTCCAGAATCAGCTATATCGTAAGAAAATCCGTCCCAAATTAAAGTCTGATATTCTCCACATGATAAACATGGTACAAAATAATGATGAAGCTGTGATCTACGCACCTCTCTTTCTATCCTGGACTTCCCTTTGATCGTAGGAGTGGAAACCATGAATAGCTTTTTACGAGAACCTTGGGCGTTCATCCTTCTGCGGATCAAAGAAATAGGATCGCCCTCTCCATCTACATCATCAGGAAATCCGTCTACTTCATCCAAAAACACATATGGTGCCGGTATTGATCTAAGGCCAGCCGCCGAATTTGCACCTGTTAGGACTAAGGCTCCATTCGGATATTCCTTCATCAAAAGAGTATTTTTAGTATCTCTTGATTTCTTATCCGAAACTAGTTCCCTCAAAGAAGGGCTATCCTCAAATAAAGTGTCCAGACGAAGCTTTGAGTTCTTTTTGAGAGTATCTACTGTCGGCATCACATAAAGAATATTTGCCGGATAATGCTGCACTACGGTGCCTACGAAATTGTTGCCTGTCTCTGTTCCGCCTACCTGAGTACCTTTCATTTGGCGAACTTCTTGCCATTCAGATCCTGGCGTCAGAGCATCCATGATGAATTTAGTAAATGGAACTTTGGAGGTTTTCCATTTCTGATAGAAGGCTGCGCCCCCTTTCGTGCTAAGCCATCTCTCCCTATCGGCCCATTCAGAAACAGTTATCTGAGGATTAGGCTCAAAACCCTTAATAATGAAGGATGATATTTGACTTACATCAAATTCTTGGAATAGCTCTTCTGTCACTTGAAGTCAGGAGGTTGGATATTTGAAAGAACCTTATCAATTTCAGTTCGCAATATACTTCTTATTTCTTTTTGTTTTTTAGATTCCAGTGAATATGAAAGATCTTCTATTGAACTATAAAGCTGGTCTCTTAGACCCCTAGCTATTGAGAATAAAATCGATTCGGCTAGTTTCTTAGAAACGGTTTCCCCCCGCTTCTCCTTATATTTTAGAATCTCGGTCCGTGCTTCAAATAGATCTTTTACGTATTTAGATTCGAGCGGGCTGGCGGTTCCGTTCTCCACCTTTGCAAGACATTTCTTTATAAAATCAGGATCTTCGAATTTATCTGGTTTGGGTCCATTGCTCAGATTGTCTTTATGTTTTTGATAAGCAGCCTTTTTGTTTTGATCCCCATTCTGCTCCCATGATATCTTTTGGGATTCGTAATCGATCGATTTATCCTCAAGAGTCTGTATTCTCCCGGTGAGTATTGCCGATGAAATAGCGGCTGATGATACTCCTAATCTCTTAGCGAACTCTCGCTGACTAATTCCTTTTCTGTTTTTAAAATTTGCCACACAGCTTTTCTTTATCTATTTTTCCAGGCTTTACGCATGATCAATTTTTTATCTTCCGGAATAACATATACAGTAAGAAGCCTATTCGCTGGTGAAAAAATATAAACATGCTCTCCATATAAAACAGGAATACCGGATGCCCCATATTTAGGATCATTATGCAACGCGCTGAAATACGCTAACGCCTGTCCGGATAAATCTTTTTCACGCAAACCTAGTTCCAGTGCTTTTCCGACGAGTTTTTCGAACGCTTGCTTTTTGGAAACGACTCGCTCCCTTCCCCTTCGCCTTGCATGCTCCCCGATTCTCATAAAATACTTATTGATAATGCCAAATCAGTAATTCTTGGCCTCTAAAG